CAATAGGTTGTGAACCTGACCATGGGTTATCTGTTGCACCAACAGAAACTGCGTCAGGTAGACATGCTGGTGAGAACACGTTTTTGCGATCGCTGTTGTTACCAACTGCAGTGATCAGTGGAACATTTGCTGCTTTGAGTGTCGCAATGTTTGCAGCCATTCCTTCTGGGAGTTTACACCCTGGGAATACTGCTCCTTGTGCAAGGCTAACAACTGCAATGTTGTACTTGATTCTATTAGCAACAACCCAGTTGAGTGCATTCTGCACATCATCCATTGAGTAGAAGCCAGGAACACCTGAAGGAGATATTCCTACGATACGAATAGGAATAACTTTTGCTGTTGGGTTAAAGCGAAGAACCAAGGAGACCATCTGAGTTCCGTGGTTGAGGTTCTTGTCTTTTGTTACTGAGATATTGGCTGCGCCAGTTCCTTCCATTGTCATCTTTCCATTAGGACATTTGTAGGAAGTTACTAAGCAAACTTCATAAGCAATGCTGTCCTTGAATAAGGAAGTGTTAGTGCCAGTGTCGATTACGACAACTGTTGGTGCTGTATCTGCATGTACTGGAACAACTCCTAGTAGCGTTACAGATATAAGTAGTGTTATTAACCGTTTCATGTTCCGTATTTATCCTTTCGTCCCGTTCGTACGTCGTTTGTTCTACGAGTGATTTCTCGTGATACCAGCGCCACATCACGCTCAAAGTTGTTGTACACAACCTCTAACATCTTGCGGTATGCATAGGCATTCATATAGCGTTCCTCGATCTCCATGAAGTCTGGATCAGCCATCACCTGAGCCTTCATCATGGTTACCCTTTCACCTTTTATCTTACTGGTGTCTTTTATAATGAGCAACTTTGCTTCCAGCATGTCTCGGCGCTTCTCCAGCACCTTCTCGTCTACCTGTGATGCGGCTAACTGTCCCGCTACGAAGTTAGACCAGGCCGTCAAGCGTGTGAACAAGGCGCTGAGTTCATCACTCTCAAGCAGGGAGATGTCCTTGGGCATAGGTGGCTGCTTGTCCTGCTCAGGCCACAGGTTAATGTTCTGTGCCTTCATCTTATCCACAGCCTGCTTTGATCCATCACCTAGATTTATCATTAGTCCTCAATCTGATTGCACTGTTTGCAACCGTCTTCACTCACATTACACTCAGGAATTACTCCAGCCTCGACTGCCTTAATAATCTTCTCTGCTTTAAAGAAGATTCTATCTACAACTTCATAGTCAGCCTTGATAGTAAATTCTTTGTACGCTTGATTAGATTTTAATTCATACAAAAACACAATCTCTTTTGGCGCAAGATCTCCAAACATACGACGAGCCAACTCTAGATACATCTGTCCCTGTAACAAGTGACCTCTGAATGGGCGACGAATATTTTTCCATGCCTTGTTCAAGTCACCATCTGCATCGTAGAGGAGATCAGGTGCCTCAAAGCGTAAAGTACCTTCACCAATTGATTTGATCTCAATGAGAAAGTCATCACCTAGATTCTTTACCCAGCCATCGGTGTGTCCTGCAATACGTAACTCTGGATCAAGAACCTTGACTTCGTCATACTTGAGAGTTTTACAGTCACAGTGCTGACACTTCTCAGGAGATAGTCCAGAGGTAATGCCGTTGCAGTTTATGCACTTAAAGTCTCCCCACAGATTACCCATCTCATAAATGCGGTTCTGCCACTTCTCATGGATGAAGTGACCCTCATCAAAGATGTTCTGCAATGTTAGGCCAGGGTTCTTCTCCATCTTCTTGCCACCAGTAAGTAAGTAGTAAGAGTAACGATGACAGAAGTCAGCCTTAATCATCTCCGATGGGTGAAGCACAGTAGTACTACGCTCTCCTGGAGACTTCTTCATAAGGTGTCGTTCTATATGACCAGTAAGACGGCTGTCTGTCTTCTTAGTATCTAAGTACTTTTGAAAGTCTGTCTTTGAAGGCATTAGTGATCCTTATCTATACTGAAAATAAATTCTTCTAGGGTCTGTTTGGTTTTCTTACTCTTCTTAAGTTTTTGCCACTTTCGCATTAGGGCGTTTCGTTCTCGGTGGCTGAGTCCTCCCCAGATTCCGTGAGGCTCGTCTCGTCTGACGGCATCCCATAAACACTCTGCTCGTACTGCACAAGGGTTCTTTCCTGTTTCACCAAAACAGAATGCTTTGGCCCTGTTAGCAATCTCTTTATACTGCTCCTTGTCACGAGGAGGGTAGAAGATGTCTGTGTCTTGGCCTGAGCATCGTGCCTTGTATCTCCATGCGTACTCTGGTTCATCAAAGTCTTCCATGGTTGTCTAGGTTCTCTCTCATCTCTAGGAAGTCGTCTTCAAGAAGGATTACGTAGTTAACTCCATCAAGATGAAGGCCAAAGACTGGCATCCGTCCATCAAGAATTGCTTCTGTAGTGATCTTCTTCAATTCGTCTGATTTAATGGTTTTGGTTTTCTTGCCTGTCCATTTGTGTTCAATGAGTAAATCCGTTGAACGTACATCACCCTTACGAGACCAGAAGGCCCCAGAAGCAGCGTTAGTAGACCCACCAATTTTCTTAGCGAGTCTCTTTTCATGCTTCTGAGATTGTTTCTGGCCTTCAGTCTTCAAGTTCTATTTTGCCTTCCTCGTAACCCTCAATCAATCTAGGTACTAGGAAGAACAACGCTTCTCTCCAGAAGCAGGTACCGCAACCACAGAAAGGTTCGCCTGACAATGTCTCAGGGATTAGATCATCTGTTCCATCCCAGACTGCTTCAAAAAGCATGTCGGTGTAATCTTCCACGCCCTTCTCCAGTATCTGTGCCCAGCCTTCATCGTTGACAACAAACTTCTTAGTCATTGTTTTCCTCCGCCATTGGTAGGTCTGATGTTTCAAATACTAACTTTTGAATCTGTTCTTTTAAATCAACTTCTTCACGAATACTCGCAATAACTGGATCAATACCCTGCCACTTGCGTTCACCAAAGTAATACCATCCACCCTTACGTTGAATAATCTCTTTTACAACTGCAAGTGATGCAACTTCTTTTGCAAAGTCGTACTCACCAGCAGCACAATCCCCACCATCTGCAAAGTAGAAATCAAAGTATGCAACTCTCTGCGGTGGTGCAGTCTTGTTCTTTAGTGTGCGAACTTTGATGCGTTGACCTATACGATTCTTGTTACCACTAGGACCAATTTCAATCCAGTCATCACGGCGAATCTCACAACGAGTAAAGAATGCATAGTTCTTTCCTTCACCACCAGGAGTGGTACGAGGATCTCCATGCATTACACCAATCTTCATGCGGTACTGGTTGATAATGAGACCGAGCACTGGACGTTCATCTTCAACCAGACTGCGCTTGATTGCAGAACCAACTACACGAAAGAACTTGTTGGTTAGGAGTGCTCCCCTTCCAACAGTCATTTCATTCATGTCCTTCTCCATTTCGGGGGCAGGTGAAAGGGCAGGAAGGGAGTCAATAACAATAGCGTCTACCGACTTTGATTCTGCGAACTCTATGACGGCTTGGTAAGCCTCTTCCATGATGTTTGTTTCAATAACAATGACACGGCTTGTGTCTACTCCACACATCTCTGCATACTCTGGTACCCACTGCTCCGCAGCAACCCAGACGGTTGTGTGGTCTTCTTTTAAGGCTTGGTTTGCTGCAATTGTCTTAAGCGCAACCGCTGTCTTTCCATGCGATGGTTCACCAATGAGTTCGTTCCATTGATTGCCAGGGAAACCACCACCGAGAACATAGTCAAGAGTGGTAGAACCACTAGTAATACGAGGAATAAGATCAGACCGAATGTCAGACGCAATAACCACCACATTATTGCCAAACTTTTTGTTAAGAGTTGCAACAATCTTTCTGGCTTCATCATTCATTTAGTCTACTCTCCCGATAATTCCTTGTGGGTTCCAATTACTTTGGACGTCATTACCAATAGCGCTCTTTGCACTACCTTCAACCTTTGCACCAGTTAATGATCCATAGCGACTTCCTGATTGACTGATGGGATAACCACAATCGTAACAACGTGCTGCTGCATTCTGTACAGACATGTAGTTTGTTCCACCACACTCTGGGCATGATGCAGTCTGTGAAGCACTCTGTGCTCGTGATGCTGGCTGTTGTGGTTGTTGAAACTGAGTCATAGGTTGTTGCGAGGGTGGCATTGGATTGTTAGCAGAACGAGGTGCTGCTACAGGAACTTGTTGTGGTGCTTGTGGTTGTGCACCTAACTGCTTTGCCCACCAGTCTGCATTACTCACTTTGCTTCTCCCCACTTGTTTACAATTTTTACATCAGCAATAAGAGGAACTGTAATCTCTGGTAGGTGAATACCTTCCATCGACACACGAATTGCTTCTGCTGTCTCTTCTGCTAGATCTTCACGAGCAACGGTAACTAATTCATCGTGGATAGTCAACACGACATTCACATCTGGTTCATCAGTAAAACAAGAATGTGCTCTAACAATGGCTAATTTCATTAAATCTGCAGCAGATCCTTGAATTACTGTATTAAATGCCTGACGATCTGCTCGTGACTTTAGTCCTCTGTCTTGACTTTTTAACTCTGGGATGTAACGACGACGGCCAAAGATGGTTTCCACATATGGTATAGGGGCCTTCCCAGTTGCCTGTCGAATTACTTTTGCTTTGTACTTAGAGATGTCATGGAACTGTGCCTCAAATCGCGCCAACAAATCTTTAGCATCTGTTACAGAACAACCGATGCTCTGTGCAATCTTCTCTGGTCCAACGCCGTAAGCAATGGATAGAACCAATACCTTTCCAGCCTTACGATCTACCTTCATGGTGTCACCAATAGTTGTGTAGATATCTCCACCAGTCCTGTAGTTCTCTACCATAATCGGATCACCTGAGAAGGCTGCAATGATGCGTGGTTCAATCTGTGAGTAATCTGCAACAACTAACTTGTACCCAGGTGGTGCAATGAACAAGTTACGAATAAGTTTTCCGTACTCTCCACTGCTAGGGATGTTCTGTAAATTAGGGTCACTACTGGAGAAACGTCCTGTCTCTGCTCCATGCGCTTTAAAGTTTGTATGTACCTTGCCGTTAATCATGAGGCTCTTCTTGTCAACGATTTTCTCTTTACCCATAGTGGTACGAGTAATCTCTCCACCTAGGTACGGCATTACATAGGTGGTCATCAATTTGTTTAAGTCTTGATACTCAAGGATTGCATCTACAAGTTCATCCTTCTTGCGGTAGAACTCTAGTGCGTCAGAAGACACTGAGTAGTGACGAATGCTTAATGCTTCTGGGTTACTCGCAGCAACCTCTTGGCCTTTTGTAGTCAGTGCAATACGGATACGAAGGTTAGGACGAATACCTCGACCACCTTGTTCTTTAGGTGAGAATAGTAATTCCTGCTTCTCTTTCACTGAGTTCATAGAGAATGGTTTACCTGTTAACTTCCATGCCTTTGCTCGTGCAAGGTCGATGTCCTTCTCAAGACGTGCTTTCAACAAGGTAAGTTCTTTAACATCAATGTTGGCACCTGATAGTTCCATGTCACAGAGGGCTGCAACTACATCCATCTCCAGTGCCCATACACGCTTGAGGCTTCCCTCTAACTTAGGTTCTAACGCTTTGTACAACTTCCACGTTACCTCTGAGTCAAACCCAGAGTAGTGAGCAACATCGCTGAAGGAGTGAACCTCAACCATGGCTCCAATACCTTTTTCAACTTTGATCTTGAGTGTTCGTTCTGCACAGGCAGCAAGCCCTAGCATGTTTTTATTCCTATTATCAATAATGAAAGAAGCCATCATCGTGTCAAAGAATGGTTTCTTAGGAACTTCTCCACGGTAATACTTAGCAATTGATTTCAAATCAAACTTAACGTTGTGACCAATCTTTAATTGATCGCTAAAAAATAAGGGCTTTAACGCTTTGAATACATCTCCAGGAAGCAGTTGTGCTGGTGGTGCATCAAATACTGGAACCCACTTTGCTTCGTTCTTTGAGTAGTCTGCATCCTTTAACTCTTTACCTGCAGCAAGTTTGCGTTGACCACTTAACAATAACTCTTTATCCCAATGAAGGAACTCACCATTAGGGTGCCCCATTGGAATAACATCGGTGCGACCTTCTGTCGCTAGTGATATCCACATGACATCGTTAACTACAGGTTGGATTCTATTTTCACCAACTGTTTCAACGTCAAATGCAAATGCATCTACCTTGGAGTAAAACTCAACAAGATCTTTTAACTGTTCTTTGGTTGTAATGATGTTCATGATCCCTCAATCTGTGTAATGAGAAGAGGCCTGGAAACGGAAAGTAAACAGGCCCCTTCTCTTGGAAGTACAGTTACGCTACAGAACGAGCAACCTCAAGCATTTCGGAGCGAGGGGTCTCTCTAATTACTTCTGCTGTGAACGGAACAGCGGCTGCTACAGTCTCTGCAACAGCGTCACTGCTTAACTTCCATTCCTCTGCTAGATCACGGCCACGCACAAAATTGAGGGTATATTGTGTCGTTGGCCCCATACCTAGCCGAGAAATTTCCCAGAACTCTTTATCAAGAGGTCCCTTACGCTCATCATCGTGCGCCTTCTTAATCTGACGAGCAAGTGATGGTGGTGCTGTAAGGATTTGAACGCCCTGTG